TGCCCAGTCCAGCACATCGGTTGGGTCTACTTCGCCTACCTCTTCGTACAACGTTAAAAGGCCGTCGATGTAATTCTCTTGTGCGTCAAATAATCTATCGGCCACGTCGTCTGCCGTTCCGCACTCGGCAAGGATTGTGAACCTTCCTCCTGCGGCGTCGACTAGTTCTTGGATCGTTATTTCGTAGTAACCTTTTCTTTTCTTTGCCATTGTACTTTCTCCTTATTAACTTGCCAGCTCAACCAATTGGCTTAGAGCTTGGCGTATGTCGAAGCGAGTAACGCCCCCTGCGTCAACCCGTCCGTTGCCCTTGTGACTGATTCGTACTTGCCTGCCGTGCGCTTCGTGGTGTTCTTTCCAAAGCTCAGTGGCCAGCTCAAAAGTGAAACGCCTTTCTGCAATGTCTACTTCGCTGCGTTTGAATTTATGGTACGAGGTGGAAGTAAAAGTAGCTCCGCCGTTGATCAATTGCTTGGCAGTATTAATGCCACCGTGTGTGAAGACAATCGGATCTCCTTTGCCGCTGGGAAAAGCGATGCGACTAACGACGTAGCGTCGACCAGTTGCCTTTACCGTTGCTATTCGTTCGATTTTGATAGGCGTGTTCTCAAAAACTCTGTTTCCCATTTACCATTCTCCTCTTTGGCGTTGATTGGCAACCTGGCTTTGATAAGTAATCGCTGACAGGTTGTTTTTTTTTGGGAGATTAAAAAATGTTAGGCGGCTGCCTCAGTGGTGTTTTTGGCTTTGGCTGATTTTTTGGCAGGTGGCTCGGGCAGTTGTTTTTGAACGGCGTCAAGGGCGTCGATGGCAAGTTGGAAATTATCTTTTAGCTCGGCAGGCAGTTGAGCGATGGAAGTGAGTTTTTGGATTCGCTGTATGTTAGCTTGAACTTGTTTGCGTATCTTGGAGAGGGACAACGTTTTGCCGTGCTCCTTGGTCCAATTTTTCTTTTGGCTCATGCACCATTTTTTCGCATCGGGTTTGGTTTTAAAAATTTTCTTTTCGCCGTTGAAATCTGCCTCGTAAATTGTGACCTTGAATTCGAGGTCGCCAAAATCTTCGTCGGGCAAACCAGGGAGAGTTTTATCGAGAGTGTTAATCGACCAGGTTGGACCGTAAACGAAGGCAGTGCCATCTTGCAGTGAGGCGGCATTGTTGGCAGCGGCGTCGCGGTTGGCCTTGGCATTTTTTTCTTGCTCTTTTTTGATTTTCGCTGCTTCTTTTTTCGCTTGGTTTTTAGTCATAGTCTCACCTATTTTTTCTCCAACTTGTGGCAGTTGGCGCCAGTGGCATCGCAAGTGATTTCGCGATGGCATTTTTTAATTGAGAATTTTGATATTTTTCGAAGTGACATTTTTTTGGTTTTTATTTTTAGTATAGCATAAAAATTTAAGATATGTCAACATATATATTGTTCTTATTAAGTTCTAGCTTTACGCCTGTAAAGAAATACCTGTAATCATTAAAGAAAAAGGATGGTGTGGCAGACTGGTGACATTAGTGATAAACGGCATATTGCCACGCGTAGACGTGGCCCTGGTAGCCGGGAAACGGCGGGTTATTTAGCTGGGAAATTCAGTTAGAAAACCAGCCAAAAAAATAGGCTCCGGCCCATGCCACTGCAACGATAAAAATGGCGATCGCTGTTGGCACCAAAACGACCCATTTAGGCAGCACATAGCCGTTCGAAAAGTATGCCATCTTTTGGCTCACATCGGATTTCACTTCTCGGCTTTTTGGCGCTACTGAAGCGGTTTGTAATCTGCGGATCGTAACTTCTCGAGACGGGCATTTTTGCTCGTGGGCATCGAGGGCTTCGATGAATTTTTTGGGAAGATCCTTTACCTCTTTTTTTAGGTCGACAACCTCATATGCTAGGCTCTTACCTGGTAGCTCCGAAACCTGTTTATCCAGCTTGTTAAATTCGAAGGTAAGTGTCTTGCTTTTTGTCTCCTGCGCTGCCATGCGCTCGCCGAATAGAGTGAACTTTTCATCTATCCTACGAGACAGGGAACCGACCTCTCTATCCACCTTGCCAATTGTCTCCGCTGCGAAGTTCAGCTTCTCTGTCATGGCCGCGATAGCTATCGCTGCTCCCTGGTCTAGCCCGAGGTTGTTATCAGAATCTTTTCCCAAGGCCCGCTACCTTTCTCCGCCCCCACTCTAAGAACTACTTACCGAACACGACCACGTTGAACTTCACAGCCGTACTTCCGATTGCCACGTTGAGCCCAGCGTCATCGAACAAGGAGACTTCTACATAGGTTGTTGCCTGACCGGTGATCCTAGCAATGTAGGTATTGGCTCCGAAGTAAGTGGCGACCGCTGCGAAGTTAGCATTGCTCATATTGTCATCGAAAGTGAGTCGAGCTGCGTTGCCTATTATGCTCACCGAGTCGAAGCCGATTTCTCCGTCCATAGTTATATTCGTGGCTCCGTCCGTCGAGACCGCTGCCCAGGCCTGAGTGCCAACGAAACGCCAGGAGGCTCCGAAGTAGGCACGTAAGAATCCGTTCGAGTCCATAGTGAGGCAGCCTGTGTTGTTATAGGATGTGGGGTCGGATACCTTTGCCAGTTCCAACGGAGCTACGTTCGTATCTCCCTCGCAGTAAAGGCCCGGCCTACCAGAACCGCCTTTGAAATAACCGCCGTGCTTGGAGCCACCGCCTATGCCATAAACACCTGCACCGTAGGCACCTGCTGGAACAGTTGTAGACGCGCCTGCTCCTATGCCAACAACTGCACAGCCATCATTGGAAAGACCTGCCTTGTCTCCAGCAAAGAACAATCCGCCATGTCCTCCGTTGCCGGACGTGGCGTCGGCCCCTGAGGAGATTAGCCCGTGCGCTCCAGCTCCAGACGAGGTAGGCGCCCCCCCTATAAATTGGCCACCCACTCCAGCCGTAGTCGCGTCTCTTCCTCCCCTTGCTGCAATGCCCTGCCTCTCCCACACTATTCCGCTCGTGGAGCCTCCGCCGTAAAAAACACCACCAGCTCCAGTGCCCTTGGCTGTGGCCGTAATTGCAGTCAAGTTGGTGCCTGCCGCGGCCGATGCATTAACGGTTATGAAATTTTGGAAATCCCACTGACCAGTCACGTCTTCGTCTGCTGAGGTGAGGGCGGCTACGTCAACGCCATCCGCCAGCTCCTTGAGCTGATCCCATACGCTACCTTGCGTTAGCGTGAAGGAAATCGCTGCGGAATAGTCATCGGCACCGATCTTGTCAGCCCCTATTCCAGATCCAGAACCGTCGTCAGCAAGGTCGGCAACGATCTCATTGATAGCCGCCGATACATCGCCGGCCGCAATGCTTGATCCGTCGTGCCAGTTCTCCGTAGCTGTGAAAGCTATGCCAGTTCCTGTGGAGAGATCGTCGATGAGGTTCAGAGCCGCTTGTGCTGCTTCGTGCGGTGTGCCAGCTACTTGGGTAGAGAGGTTGGAGAAACCGGCAGCCAACATTCGCAGCCAATCATCTCTTCTATCCGTGTCCAGATCCGCGTCGATGATCTGGGTGGGTGGCGCCCCTGTATTTACGAGTAATATATCGACCACGTTAAGAGCGTCGCTGGGTATGCTGGGCGGGGTGGCAGTGCCTATAGCTGCCTCGCTGCCCTGCCTTACTCTCAGCTCGAACGACTCGTACTGCTTCGTCCAAACCGTGGCACCATTGCCGTCCACAGCAGGATCGGAAAGGTTGCGAGTGAACATGGCGTAGATGGTGAGGTACTTTTCTTTACTTGTGCCCAAAGTGGACGCAGTGCCCGTGCCATACTCGTCTTGAGAACAGTCGACGTTCTGAGTGCCAGCCCAGTAGAGTCGCCTGCCAAGCTTGTCGGTTCCAAGCCCGGGCGACACGTCTACGGTGAGGTCGGGCGTGGGCGAGTGCTCGCTTGCTACCCCTCCAAAATGAAATCCCTCCAGGCCATTGTCGACCGCTAGGTCGAACATCGCCTGCTCAGCCCAGTCGTACGATTGATCTAGCTCATCCTCTTGGACTAGCTGCTTATAATAATAATCCCTCTTGTCCATCTGTCACTCCTTACTCGTGCAACAGCGTTTCCGTTCCCAGCTCGGACTCGCCAAGTTCCCAGTGGTCGGGAACGTCGGGAGCAATTGGCTCCAATATATTTCCGAGGTGCTCATGGGCAGCCTTCATGTAGTTTGCTATCTTGCTGATAACTGCCAGTTGCGAGTCGGTCAGAACTTGGTAAACCTCAATGTCGAAGGTGTATCGAACTCTCGCTGAAGACGGGCCTAGCTCCGCACCGCGTACAGCGTATTCCGGTTCGGTTGAGAAAGCTAGTTGGTCGTTGGCGTCGCCGCCCAAAATTTCAACCCTCGACTCTGGGCTAATCATAGTTCCGCCCCTGCCGACCACTGGCGTGGTTGAGTAACCGAGTATGGCGTTGGCTGTACCACCCGTCACTTCTAGCCTTGCGTTTAGTCCGAGTAGATTGGTAGCGATCTGTGCATGTCCATCCACTACGCTGGTCGTGGCACCTAATACCTGAGAATCAATTGCCGATGCTACGTCCGACACGGAAGTCTCTGTACCTGCAAACGTCACCGTCTGTTCTATGCCCGTTCCGACTCGTACCAAAAGTGTCTGTCCCGGATCTATGGCCACGGGGTAGTAGGCTGTGTCGGCAAGCATGGCAGCCAAGAGACCTCCGGTCGAATGAACAGAGACTCTGCCGGCTGCGGATGAGGCAGTGCCGAGATCGGCTGCCTTTAGATCTGCGTCCAATACGGCCGCTACTTCTACTGCCGTGGCGTTAGCCGGGTCAACAAAGTCAGTATCTTCAAAATCGATTGCGACAGGAGACTCGAAATCAATTTGCAGGTTAAGCGTCTTCCCACCGCTCATATCGAAGGGCTCGGCATTACCGCTTGTGATGTAAGCCGGTTCACCGTCGCCCAATATGTCCTCGCCGAGTAACCACCCAGTGGCATTGTGTATCAGCACCTTCGATTCCAACCCAAGTAGCAATCGGATTACGTTTTGGATTCCGACCGCTGTACCCTTCTGCCTGTATATAGGAACGAGCAGACGCAGGAGCTTTCGCTGCTGCGTTTCGTCCAGCTCTAGTTCGTACCAATCAAATGGGTTGCCACAGTCGTATAGCATCCACGCTACCTGCGTTGCATTGGCCAGGTCGGGGTCCCACTGATCGGTAATGTGGTCGCTATCGTACAGCAAAAGGTCCAGCATCTCCTGTATGCAATTCGTAAACCGTAGCAAGTCCTGTGTGCCGAACTCGTCCCTCCGCCTGTCTTCGGCAGGCATCATATTTTCGTAGATTCGGAACCGCCTGTTTTCAGGCACCTCCGGTTGGAACCCTACGAAATCCACCTCGGCGTAGGAAGGGTCCACTACGTTGCCGGAGATATCCTCTACGCCTGACGCAGCGAGCTTGTAGGGGGCTCCGGGCGTCATCTCCCAATGGGTAGTAAGGTCAACCTCCAAGGCGCTTGGATTCCCGACTGCTGCGCCTGAAACCACCTCAAGGCTAACAGCGGGGTTGGGGTCCACGTTGTGCCGAGTTATGGACCAGTTGGACGCTTCGAGAATGGAGCCTGTCCCGGACGTTGCCATCGCCTCGTTGAAAGTAGCTCGTATGGTGAATTGGCCCCTGGCCTCTGCTGAAAGTAAACGCGGTGGAGTAACGTCCTCTACTGTGAAGGAATAGGAATGCTCTGTTCCCTCGGTGCTCGGATGGTGTCCGAAGGGGTAGTGACCAAAGGGCGCATAGCCGAAGCCTGCTCCGGCCTGTGCAGAAAGGCGTACGGTGACAACCTGTTCGCTAGGCATTAACGCAGGCGATTGATCGCAAACCACTTTGACGAAGCGGAAAGGATCGTGGGCCACAACATTGAGACCAGTGCCTGTTATCAGCGCTCCCGAATATACTACGGTAGTACCGTTCGTTACGCTTACAATATGTCGCAGCTCCGATCCAATCCGAATAAGCCTGTCCACATCCAAGGAGTCGAACGGTGGCGTCATAGTCGCGCACGTTACCTTGCCTGGGGCTGCATCGCAGTCTCCATCAGGCGAGGAGTTGGCCTTTACAACGTTCTCTGTCTTAACACTGCCTGGTCCGTTCCAAGGTGCTGCGAAGCTAGTACCGTCGAACGCCTCAACCTCTCCGGCACCTTGGTCGATCCACATCTTGACCGTGAGCGGTGGTGGTGTGGTATCCGATGGGTCAGCGTCGAGATCGACCGCTGTTACCTCTACCGTGCTCTCCCGTGGTATGCCTTCTTCCCACGGTTGAGGGTCGCGGAGAATTGCAACTACACGCAGGGCAGCGCCGAACACGGAAACATCGTATCCCGTGCCAGTAATGAGAGCGCCGGAGTACTCGACAGTAGTGGCGCTCACAAAGGCTGTTATGTAACGCTGCTCCGCGCCGATCTTAATGTCCTTGCCTACGTCCCCTACCGAAAACACCGGAGACATAGAAGCGCAGACGACGGCACCTGGAACAAGGTCGCAGTCTCCGTTCGCCGAGGCTGATGCCTTCTCTATTTGCGGTATGGCCTTAACGCTATCTACGCCAAGCTGGGCCATTAACTGGTCGATGGTGATTGACACTACTTACTAACCTGCTTTCCTTTTTTTATTGCCAGCCAATTTCCTGTCTATCTCCTCTGCCTCCTGCTCATCTTCTGCCGGTTCATCTTCTTCCTCTTGTAGGTCATTGGGAACGCCAACTATCATGTCGACCAAAGGACCTAGCGCTGCCGGTTCAAACTCGTCAGGCAGCAGGTTGAAGTGAAAGGCGTGTACATCGATTTCGAATTCCTGCTTCATCAATTCTTTAACGCTCTTTTCGTGTGCCTCCATTTGCCTTGCAGCCTCTGGATGTTGCGTTTTTAAAGCGTTGTAGACCGTGGCCCAACCGTCTGGATCTTTTAGTAGGTAGTTACCTCCCCGCATTATGGGCATGTCGCGTTTGTCTTTTACGGCATGTTCTTTCACCAGCTTTAATCGCTCCTCTTGGAAAGCATCGTACTCCGGTGTGGATGGCTGTTGTTGCGCTTCGCGCAAGCACTCCGCTTCCATCTTCACGGCCCGGTACGTTTTCGCAATGGCGTAGCTCAATTTTGCTTTCAGCGACTTGCGAGACATTAACTCCATCGCACCTTCTGCAGCGAACACTTCATTTCCACCCTTCAGTTTGATCTTCATTTTTTTCTTTCCTTTCTTTACCTCTAACGTTCAGCGCCCGTGTTCAGCGCCTATGCTATATATCCAGGTTCCTCCCTGGGAAGTATTGTTTAGCCATCTTTTCGGACCATTCTTTTCGAGCAGAAGCTCTAGCCCATATGCTGGCTAGTTTCGAATAGGTGAGCTCCTCGTTGTTGGAAGTCGTCTCCAAGATTTTTCCTTCTCGCTTAACAAACTTCCTCCGCTCTGCTCGTTCGAGAACTCTCTCTCTCAATTTCTTTCTCTGCATCTATAGCCTCCTTCCGGCTAGATCCGTTCTAGGCATTAAGGCGTCTCTCTAACCAGTAAGGGAATATCGCGTATGTTCTTCCCGCCTCGCGGAGCCGTGCCTATAATTCCGAAGTTCACGCCAGCAGTTTTTGACATTATGGGATCCTTTGTAGTTCCCAAGCTCTGTCCCATTGTCAAGTTACTAGCCTTCCCTGCTTTACTGCTAGCCATTACGGAGCCTCCAGAGGAGCCGTGCCATTCCACGGCACAAAGAAACAACCCCATTTAACCCACTGATAACTTGCATCATCTGGGTAGCTTGTCAAAGCCTGATGCGACTCTGGTGCCGCATAAAGATCCTGGAACGCGCCCATGCCTCCCTGCCTCGGCGACGTTGTTCTAAATAATCCCAATGCCGAAATAGGAAAGCCGTCGTTCCAATCCATATTTATGTTGACCTCGTACAGGGCATTGCCTTGATCACCAGACCATTGGTGGTAGCACTCGGTAGTGAGAAACGCCAGGTTCCAGCCCTCGTATGGCGTGGCATCTTCCAGGTACATATAGTTCAATTCACTCGTGCCATCAAAGTAGGCAACCCTAGGATCTTGCTGGGTAGGGGTGGTTGACACACTCACCGCGACATTCGTTCTCAACACAGCCTGCGGTATGGCGCTCGTCCATTGGCTAGGCACGCCCGTCATTTCCTCCAGGCCAAAGAACAATCCACCTCTGCTAGCTCCGTCCAAACAATGAATATAGCAACGGGTTATTTTCCCATCGCTACTGCACATTGCATTGACTACCATTCCGTCCGTGGCACTCGGTGCCCATAGAAGAGTATCGTGGATATAAATCGATTCCGAATCGGTGGGCCTTGCTGTAGTAGTACCGTCGGTATTGAACGCGCCGGTCGCTGAATAGACAACGTCCATTATGTGGACACTGGCACTCAGCATGTCGATGCAGAGCTGACCTCCTGTTACACTGTTCTCCAAAAGGACCCAGGAGTGAGCGCCTGTTGCATTAACAATGTCAGTAGTCCAATCCGTCCAGAGGTCGGGTGAAGCGTCGCCAATATTTTTTACAGCTACGCTATCGCTGGAGGCCACCACGCCCCATTGCGAAAAGGAAGCAATGGCCTCCTTCAGTAGGTAGATGGCGTGCTTGCACATGTCGGCAAACACTCCCTCGGTTGCGTCGTGGTTGACTGAATAGTTCCATGTTTTAATTTTGGTTGGTAGTGTCATGCTACACCGCCTTTGTTATGTGGTCGAAAGTGCCTTCCGAGTCAGCCGGTATTTCAATGCACGAACCGCCAGGCCTTTTCACCTCAACACAGATCCCGTTTTCAGCATCCTCTACCATCTTTGTTCTGATGCGAGTTACCTCACCCTGGATTATCCTGTTTCCATCCTGTGCGTTAACGGTATCGCCTACCTTGAAACCGAATGTCATTTTTTAACCTCCTTGCTCTTACCCTCTTTGCAATCTCAAACGAAGGCTATACTCGGCTGCGGAGCCACCTTTGTTAGAGACTCTAAAATAGAAATCACCCGACGTCGGCATTTCAAAAAACCAGACATTCGGATCTTCGTGGTCCGCTAGGGTCAGGTCGAGTGCTGTAGCTAGGTACTTCACAACGCCTGCGCCGGACGGGTCACCGTCATAAATTCTAATCTCCGTGTCCGTAACCGTTCCCGAAGTCATCTTCAAAAGAACGAGTTGGAAATTGCAAGATGGCATATCGAGTTTCATCTCAACGTGCTCGTCCCAATCACCAAGGCTCGGTATGGAACCAGAAATGAATGTCTTATCCCAAGGTTTCGGTTCCAGGTTAAAAAAGTACACCCTCGTGCCTACCCTCATTCCTATTGGCACAACGTTTCTAACTTCTGGTCCGGGGTTACCAGCTACCAAGGAAACAGAGGCGTCGACCACCGGCCTAGTAGGGGCTACTGCATAAAAGATCTTTCCGTCCTCAACTGTAGCCGATCCTGCTGCTATCGTAAGGGTCTTCCCCGCCCTTGAGAAACGCAGGTAGATCGGAGCGTCCCAGGACAGGGTATCTCCGTCAAGTGTCACTATCGCATTGGTATGAATGAAGACGCCGTGGTTCTCTTGGTTCGCCTGTACTATGGCATCCATCCCGTCGAAGTAGGAGACAATGTCGTTATAGTACGGGTCGGCATGTTCGCTTGGGCGGTTGACTTTTAGTAACGGTGTTTGCTCAGTCATTTTTACCTTCCTTAACGTTCAAACTACGCCTCCGCGTACGTGAGCCTAAATGCCACTTCCCTTACTCCAGAGTATTGTCTAACTGGCGCGACGAACTCGGACCAGCGGCGTTGCTCATCCTCTTCTATCGTTCGCTCTAGGAACTTATGGCCGTCAATAAATAAGGTCATCACCCACTTGTAGCTTGTTGGCGTTGGATCCACTGTGCACAGATCGAAGTCATCAGAGATCTGCGATGCGTCTTTGGCACCGGCAATCATCATCATTTGATCGAACCCACCGTACAGCAGCGGGTCGAGCACCTGGATTGTCTCGTCGAGATTAGGCTGAGCCACCTGCACTGTTGGAGTGGCGTTGGCAGTGCTAACGAGTGTTGCATCCTCGTAGAGCTTGAGGCGGTCAACTCCCGCAAGCCCAAAGCTGAAAACTATGGAGTAGAGATGCCAACCGGGTGAGGCGTCGATAGTATGGCCTAGGAAATAGACAGTCTGCGAGCTCCCTCCGTTAATATGCTCCACGGCGAAATTCCACTCGTGTGCCGTTGGGCCCATTACCCCTTTAAGGAAAATCTTCAACCCTCCAACGCCAGCGGAGGTAAGGTCGAACACTACCGGATCTACCCCTTGGGATCCGGCGTGCTCGTCGCTCAAAAAATTCATCCAGAATTGTAAGGTGTATGTTGACGATAACACTGGGAGGAACTGGGGATTATTCGTGCCTCGCATGAAGGCCGTGGTAGAACCGACAGGCACTACTCTGCAACGAGTGGCGTTCGGTGAATAAGATTCAACGCCTACCTCAAGATCGCCTTGAGCAAACAGGTCGAAGCCTGGCCTTACCCAGTTTCCAGCGTCCACCATGTCCCTATCAAACTGAAACAAGAAGTAGCCGGAGGGAATATCGAAACGAGCCGGAGGAGTGTACTGCTCGAGCACGCGGCCTCGCGTGTTGAATACAGCCGACACCACATCTACATCGGTAAGGTCCACGCTCTGTTTTATCTCTGTATAGTCATCGGCTGTTAGCAATGAGAAGGGAGACTCCTCGCCATCTACTCCAAGAGCAAAGGCGTAGTTGCCATCGGAGGGGAGAAAGCCAGCCGGTATTATGCGTCCCTGCTTATTGCCTCTCCATCTATCAAAGTCAGTTCCCACTAAGTTGCCTTCATTAGTTCAATGTGGTCTACCGCTCCCCTACGACTTACGCCGTTCACCACGCTAAACCCGAAACCTGCGTAGCCTCCTACCAATGGTACCGAACCGGAGTTGGCTGCCAATACATCATCGAGGTACTCATCCATACCGTTAATAGCTACCCACGTCTGGTTCTGTACCGTTCCTCCTCCCGTGAGCAGGTTGCGGAATACCTGGAGCAGCACATCACCGTTTGGCTGCGCTATAACGTCCAGACGCAAGTGAAACCACAAGTTGTCCGAGATCTGGAACTGGTCGGACGAGCGTCGCAGGCTATTATCGTCGGTCGCGGCTGGCACTCCAGCTACGAGTGGACCCTTCAGCAACACAATCCTGAATGGATCTGCATCCTCCAACCCTAGTATGTATGCCTCGTCGTTGACCGAGGGCGGACCGGACTGGGCACCAAAGAACAGAAAGGGGGAAAAGCCGGTGTTAGCAGCGCTAGCAACTCGCTTCACCGCACCACGTATTGAACCGCCTCCGGCGAGGGGATTGTAGGTAGACAGATCAACGAAGCGACCGTGCATACCCGTTACGGATCCGTCCATAGTGTTCCAGCCGTACACATAACTGCCGCCTCCTACAGGAGGAGTGAAAGCCTGTGTAACTCCGCGTCGTACGTCTGGCTGTCCCAGTATGCCGCTCAATTCTCCCCAATCGTTAAAGCCCATGTCTAGCCTCCTAGAACGAAAGAGTTTCTTCGTCCCATAACTCTTCAAAGTCTTCGTACGGCTCCGGCGTGCCGTCCGTGTCGAATACGGCAGCGGTCAAATCTCCGGGGTCGTAGTCTGTTTTCCAAGTCGCACCGGCACCATACCAGCCGGTCAGTAAAAAGGGATCTGCAACCTTGTCATCCGAGATCGCTGTGTCGAATACCGCTGGTTCAAGTCCGTAGTCGTACACCCAAAATCCGCCAACCTCCGCGTCGTTGAGAACGTGGTAGTTGAGCAGACTGAATACATCCACACTGTACATGATGCCTGCTGGAGTAAGTCCCAGCTCGGAGGACGGGGCTTGCACTCCCGGCCTCAACGGAGCCCACGCGTCCAGGCCGAGCAGGGCACGGCAGTCCTTTGCCTCTTCTCCTGTCTCGACGGCAAAGTAAAGCAGCTCATCCACAGCGTTACCTCCCGGCCAGCCCACCGAGACCGTCACGTTCCCGCTCTCGTCCTCTGCAACCTCCCAAGTGACTGGGCAGGGATCTGGAGACACTGCTGCGTCGTAGGCGTTCTGCAACGCCGTCTCCAGCGATGCGGCTGTGGTGTAGGAACCTGATGGAATGGAGTAGGCCAACATGGCATCGGCCTCGGAGTGGCCCGTATGGAAGATCCATAACTTGTTGCGGTTAGCCGGTATGTTGATCGGTAGTGCCACTGCCGATCCGGTTAACCTACCATTCAGAGCGGAGTTGGGCCTCCACGAAGGTTCGGAGTAGAACTCGTTTTGCCAATCGTCCTCGAAGTCTTCCTGGTCCATTGGATAACTCGCACCAGCCCACCCGGTGAATGGAGCCTCCGTTGGCCCAGGTAGCTCATCCAGAGGGTCATACCACTCGTGGGATTCGTAAGGCGATTCCCGAGGTGTGTCCTCGCTGAATATGGCCGGGCCCAGTATGGCATCGAGGTAGTCTTCTACCCAGTTCTGATTGCCGCTCCAGGCGCTCTCAAATCGCTCCTGTGCTACGAGGTCGGGAGGGGCCGATACCACGAACCTTAATTCGTCTGTGTCTACCACGTCGCTTCCTGGTGCGTTTGAGCAGCGGTAGCCCCTGCCTCCGTTAATGTTGCCCGCCTCTGTGTAGACGTACAGGTCGGAGGCGTTGTCTCCAGTTCCCATGTCTGGGTCCCTGGCGGGAGCTCCGCTGGCCTGTACCAAGTAGACTCCGTTCTCCTTTGCATCATCCTGGTTCTTGATTAGTATACGGTCTCCCGTCGCTAATGTTACCCCATCCACTTCCTTGCCGTTCTCAAAATCCGAGAACAGCACTCCAGTTCGGGGGGTGGTCAGCCTCACTACACCAAGGTGCTGTGCTTGATTGAAATCAGCCCACGCCGCACCGGCTTGTGAGGAGGTCCACGTCCACCCTTCAGCCTCGCCTACCGCGTGGCCTGGCTTTGGCGTTTCGAAGGTCCCGTTCTGAAAATCATCTGCCATCAAATCTCCGTACCAGTTGCACCATCGACTAAGGTTAGAGTGCCCAGCTTAGGGAACTTGTGGTTATCGAGTTGCACGTCGTCGCGTGCTCCGTTGAGCAAAAAGGAGTCGGGGTCGACCTTACGGCAACCAGCCGAGTCCCTTACCACGTTGAACACATCACTCCACGCCATCTCACCTGCGGGTTCTCCGTCCTCGTCTTTATAGTTGAACCCGAAATCCACGTTCGGGTTTGCCGTACCGTTCTCGTCGACCGGAGCGAAGTACTCGCCAAGCTCCTCCAGGATGTCTGCCTTGACTCCGGCCGGAGTGTAACCTTCTCTGATCCATATACGGGCGCGGATGTCGATCACCTGATAGACAGCATCGGCCACCTCTAGCTGGAAGGTAATAGTATTGGGGTAGGTGACCGTCACCATTTCGTAAACATCATCCTTCATCGCTTGGCTAGCTGTGCCGCCTGACTTGGGAATGATGTAGAGCCTTCCCCAATTTTCGGGCATGCCCTCTTGTTCATTGGCGGTTAGCATCAAAGCTCTACCGACCGAGGAGACGCGGAGCGCGTTGATCTCGTAGTCCTCCCTTGCCACTGTTCTGTTCAATACCCGCAGGGAGCTTGGCGCGTTCACTTTGGCTGCTGCAACCTCTTCGCGTGGCGCTCCACCCTCTGCCTTGGCCGGGTTCGTGACAGAGACATTAGCCAGGTTGCCAAGCGTGTCCGTTACCGATGAAACTATCTTCTGAAGAGCGTCGGGATCGACGTTGCCATCCTTGCCGCCACCTACCTCGTAGTCGCTGTTGACCGTCCCTGTTGGAACCTTGCCGTTTGTGCCGTCGCCGAACACGACCTCGGCCTTGTCGTAATGGTTAACAACTACCATGAAGTGCAGTGAGGTGGGACCAGAGTTGAGGAAGTTGGAAACTTGTATCCAGCCAGAGCCTTCGCCAGTGGATGAAACAGAAGCCGAGTTATCCAGGTAAGGACCTACCGGCAACGGAATGCGGAAGTTGGGCAGGCCGGTGCTCACCCTCGAATGATGCTTTTTAATCGAGTGCTTCCATGTTCCGGCTACCTGAGTGCCCGCTGGGCTGCCAGCAGGTATAGTTATAGTTTCCTGCAACTCTCCGATTATTGGATCAGTAATAGCCAAGGTTCTTATTTGCCTTGGGCTTGAGGAAGTGGCGCCATACAATATGACATCGCCAGGTAATGGTCCGTTCTCCAAGGTGAAGACCAGATCGGCTGACGCAGGGCTGGCACCGGAAAGGGTGTAGTTAATTAGCTTGGCAAGGGCAATGGCGTTCTTTCGGTGTTGTACGAAAGCCCATCGACCTTCTCTTGCCTGGTTCTCATTGTAGAAATCCAACACGTCGCCAACGAAAAAGAAGGA